TTGCCGTTGCGACTGCACTATCATCTGGATCACCACCAATAAATCGAATTGTTGGCGCGGTTGTGTAGTAATTACCACCAGTGTTCAAATTAATTGCACTAATGGAACCTGTAGGCCCATAGGTTGAATCAAATACATCATCATCATATTCTAGATCCATTACTAATGTAACAGTTGGTTTCTTGGGTGCAAGCGCACAAACTTTGTATTGATATGTACCAGTTCTTTCAATGTCCTGGATACCTTCAATACTTGTATCAAAATCCTCTCCAGTGTATTCAAAGAGAGTACAACGCATTTTATAGACAGGTAAATTTTCTATCTGATAAAATGGTTGTTCATGTTCTACGTGCTGTATTTCAAACATTTTATTTGCAAGAGGTAGGTATATTAAATCACCCTCTGCTGGTCTATCTACCTGAATTGCATTATCCGGCCGTCTTACCTGAGCAGCAAATCTTGTCCTTGCAACTACAAATGTGGCCTCATCTCTAATTTCAACACCAAACCGAGTAAAGAGATCACCCTCTCCATCAAACCCTTCAACATTTTCAATGTACATTTCAATTTTATGTGATGTTGGAAACTCTGATGTAGGATCCTCACCTAATAATATATTTTCATTCACAAGGTTACGTGGCAAATAATATACATCTTGCCCATATATCTTTAACGCCTCTATAACCAAATCGGCATAGAGATCCATTTCTGATCTTACTTTTTCAGAGAAGTAAAGGTTACGGGCCATTATATTATCCTAAAAAGAAATCTGCCGGCATTTCGTGCTCAAGTCTGATTGTTTCTCTTAACCTTTCTATCTCTGACGTTCCATCATCATATAATTGTCTACCGTTAAAGGTTACACCACCAGGTAGTTGTACACCTTCAAATTTAATTAAATTTTGGCCCCATTGTTGTTTAAATAGAGCCGTTGTGTATTCTTTGATCCACATATCATTGTATATGGATGTATGTGTTTCCGGATCAAGGATTGTATAAACCTCTGCTACAAGATATTCACCTTCCTTAATATCTTTATCCGCAAAATCACCAAAAATATACAACCTGTCCTGATGACGTGACCACTGGACCTGGGGGGTTCCATTCAGTTTCATGTCAAGTATGGACAGGTATTGCTGCATCTGTTCGTAATAGGCCAAATCGCCTGCAAAATTTTGGAGGTCGGCAATATCATTTAACATCATTTGGTATTTTATATCAAAGAAATTAAATGAGGTACCGAATGACGATGTCATAGGAAATAATCTTGATACCGTTAATACATCAGATGAAATTGGAATATACTCATTTGTAACATCAGCCGCTGTTACCTGATGTTTTAAATATGTACGAATTGTAGCATCTGAATGGTACTCTTGATAATACTGAAGGGCCTCGTCTACACGATCCTCCATTTGATCTTCATCAATATTAATTTCTAGGACTGGATCACCAAGACGTCGCTTGGCATAATCTATAAGGTCTTGTCTTGATGCTGGATTTGCCATTAATAGTCTCCAAACTAAAAGTATTTGGTACTATTTATAATCTTTTTACTTTGTATTATGAAGAAAGACCAGATGGTGCAGCACCTTGATGTGCATTAGTAGTACGTAAATCACCAAAATCACTTGCATTACCAGAAGTTTGTATTGTTACATAATCCATTTCGCTTAATGGCGCGCCATTCGAATTACCATTATCATAGTTTCCACCCATGACAACCGCGGTTGTCCCATCAGAGGTTGCCATTGTTGCTCTTTTATTTCGAGTTAAATTACCAAAATCAGAACCTGATCCTAATGTTTGTATAGTAAGAGTTTCTATATTATTAATCCAATTAGACAATTGACTCGACCCACCAAAAATAAGAGCATATGTTTCATCACCACTCATCGAATGCCTAGATAAACCATATTGGACAAATGCAGATCTTAAGTCACCCCAATCACTTGCATTTGCAGGTGTATCGATAGTAACATAATCAATAGCTTTTGAATATGGAACGCCGCCTCCAACAAAAAGACCACGGGTAGTATCATTCCATCCATAAAAATTTGTAGGTTGATTTGTTACACATGAACCAAAGGTCGAAGCATTAGCATTCGTTTGCATTACAAAATATTCAATATCACTTACTTTTGCCACTGGAGATAATTGATAATCAAAGCCTCCAGCTGCTAATGCATAAGTATTATTAGAAATACCTGCAGCATAAATTCTTCCTCTAACCTGTGATCCAGAGTGAGTCGTAGCATTACCTGCTGTAGCTGCTACCCACACATTAATAGCTGCTGTTCCTGTATTGCCGTAAGCACAAAAACATTTTGTTCCATTGCTAAACCCAGATGCAAATCTAAATGATCGAGTCAAAGTTCCAAATGTCGCTGCATCACTAGGTGTTGGAATACTAATGTAATCAATTGTATCAAGTATAGTTAAACCATCATAACCGCCAGCAATAAATCCACGATCGCCGTAATAACCTGGCCCTCCTAACGCAGTGTTATACGTAATAGTTACTGCCTTTGATATAATACTAGTTCCATCTGACCATTTAAATGTATAAAGAAAATCTCCATTCGAATCTGTAAGATCTCCTGCCAAAACTGAAGCACCAATACTATCTACGGTTTTAGGTGTAAATGTCCAAACAGAAGAATCATTAGATATTGTAACCATGTATTGTGCTGAGTCAGATGCAAAACTTTGATTTATTAGATTTGCATTATCTGAATCAACTGCCCTTGCTGTAACAATTAATGGAGTTGCAGAGTCTGCAATTGAATATGATGCATCTGGTTCTCCACCAGAATCCCAACGTGGTGCTGCACTTACTATAAAATTTGTATTATACCAACCAGAACTATTTGAAACATATAACCTTCTATTCTCCTCAACAAATGCAGTATCTCCTTTACTGAGACCTGTTGTGGGTAAACTATCGAGTGATGTATAATAAGCAGCATCACCGGAAGGTAGGTTTGCAAAACTGGTTGATTTTACATCACCACCAGTTCCAATTAATCCTGCTATTTTTCTGTTAAAACTACTCATGCTGCATCACCACCTGCACCACTCATATTATATCTATTTTCGCCTGTTGCACCTAAATATGTTGCGTTACCTAATGTATCAAAGGTAAAATATTCTATTTGTGATGAACCATCCTTATAAACAGTTCCACTAACAATTCTTCTTCCACCACTAAATGCTGCTCTATCTGAATTGTTTGCATTACCACCACCACCTTGGCCACCACCATAAGCTAAGGTTCCCTGTGTTACGGCAGAACCACCAGTAGTCATATTATATTTAGCACACGTCTGATTATTACTTTGTATACCTTCAGAGGTTAAATAAATTGCATATGTTAAATTTGATGCGGCATCCACTCTTTGACCACCGGGATATGGATGTGAAAATGATGCAACTGCATATGTTTTCATATTCACAGTTTCTCCATTATGAAAGGCTTTTTCATGATTATTAAAAGTACCTGAATGACTCTTAGCAGATCCTAATTGAGCAACACTTGATGTATTACCAGCGGTTGTAAATGCTTTTATATGAATACCACTTGTGTCAAATCCTGACTGTGTGATTTGATTAACATAATAACCACCTAAAATAAATGCATTTGTTCCATCAGAGGCCATACCACATTGTCTTCCAGACACACTTGTTGCCGTTCCCCAATTGGCAATTGTGCCAAAATTACCACCATTACTTCTTGTAATAGGATTAAATCTTTGTATGTATTGAAAATTTTCAGGATAGGGAGATGATCCACTTGAGCTAAGTCCACCCCCATGTAAAATCATAGGTCCATTTGACACTGCTGGTATACCAGCCTGTCCATAGGTAATACTTCCTGCCGTGGCAGATCCACCTGTGGGTATTGAAAATGTTTCAGCTGATGTTACTCTGTGCTGATATGTTCCGTTTGGTGCTGATGAAATCGTAATACTACCTGACAATAAAACACCTCTATCACCACCCCAGTTAAATATTGCAGATGGTTGATATGATATTGTGCTTGTTTTTTGTACAGAACTGGTCCCATCTGACCATTTAAATGTATATTCAAAATCTCCGTTAGAGTCTGTTAGGTTACCAGCAGCCACTTCTATGCCTATCGAATCAGCTGATTTGGGTGTAAATG